ACTTTAAATTTTGTTTTGGCTACGGAATTAGCTTTCTGGGAGAAAGCAGAAGAAAAGATGATGGCTCTTGAGGCCTCCGTCCCGTTGAATGGATTGATAGTGGTTGAGTCGTGCGTGACGGGAGATACAATTATCCTCACTGGTAAAGGGCCAATGGCAATTAAAGACGTGCATGATTGGGGTAACAATTGTTTAGGATTCTCCGAAGGCGAAGAGATACAGATTGATGGACATTATGGGATGCAACCGACGACTACGTATTATAATAGTGGCGTTCAAGACGGGTATAGAATTACAACCAAGTGCGGTTACTCAGTGGGAATGTCGTCAGTACATAAGATGTTTGTGTTAAGAGGAGATGAATTAGTATTTGTCGAGTCGAAAGATTTACAGATAGGAGACTTGCTGGCGATAAAATATGGTCAGGACATGTGGGGAAGAAACGATTCAATAGATTGGATAGCGACTCCATACGGATATAACAAGGGGCAGATAAAATTGTTTAATGAAAAAATTGTTACCAAAGACCTGGCATATTTAATAGGGTTAATACTTGGAGATGGTTATGTAGATTTTAAACATGGCAGAGTGGTAATAACAACAGTGGATGATGAAATTTCAGAATTTTTATTACAAGAACCATTTTCTTTGAAATTCAAACAAAGCAAGGGGGCTGATAAATACCATTATGTTTGTAAAAACCAATCGTTTGTAGAATTTTTGTCAAAGTATATAAGGTTTGAACAAGTGAGGTCTCCGAAAAAGGAAATAACAAAAACTATTCTGGGTTGGAGCAGAGAAAACGTTTCTTCTTTTCTGAGTGGATTATTCGACGCTGACGGTTGTTGTAGAAAGGACAGGCATTCTGTTTCGTTTGTATCAACAAGTAAAAAATTAATAGATACGGTACAAGTTTTATTATTGAATTTCGGAATAATTTGCAGGAGGTATGAGAAAGATACTCCTCCAGCAGAGAGGGTAAAAGTATGGTCACATTCATATGTCCTTGAATTAACGGAAGGACAAAGTAAAATTTTTGGAAAAGTGATAGGGTTCAGGATTAAAAGGAAACAAAACAGTTTAAGAGCGGAGAGAGAAGAATATGATTGTCTCAGCAATATAATCCCAGGGATAGGGAAGGTACTTAAGTGCCAAATGAAACAATTAGGATTGGGGTATTCAGACATTACAAACGGTTTAAATAAGGGGTTCTTTTCAAAGAGTGGGAATATCACATATAAAACACTCGGTATAATATTAGATAAGTGCAGGAATAAAGAAAGTGATGAATTCATAAAAATAAAAAAATTGATTGATTACAAATACTTATATGACGAAGTAAAAACGAAAGAACCGATTAGAGAAAATGTTTATGATTTCACGGTTAATAATGGACACACAGTAACGTACAATGGGATAGTTGGGCATCAAACTCCTAACGGTCTTGGAAACCTGTACCACAAAATGTGGATGAGTGACAATGATTATGCTAAAAAAGAATATGGGTGGTGGTGGGGGTATACTGAACTAGAAATAGAAACAATAAAAAGGAGAATGAATAATCCAATGAGATTCGCTCAGGAGTATTCTTTGGAATTTTTATCTTCTGGTCGTCCTGTGTTTGATGCTATGGTTGTGAAGGCGCAAAGAAAGAATATCTTAAATGTTGGCGACAAAAGAGAAGATGGCCTTCTGGTGTATGAAGATAAATATGGAATGAGAATTTATAAAGAACCAGATCCAGATGGAATGTATATTTTTGGAGTTGATACTTCAGAGGGTGTACAGGGAGGAGATTATTCTGTGGCGATCGTATGGAATAGAAAAACTGGAGAAGAGGTGGCAATGTATAGAGGATTAATAGAACCTGATAAGTTTGGAATTGTCTTAAATGATTTAGGAAGAAAATATAATAACGCCTTAATGGTGGTAGAAATTAACAATCACGGTTTAACTGTTCTAACATTATTAAGACAGCTATTATACCCATCTTTATATTTTAGGCCTACGCAATTTGAAAAGCTAAGTTCTAGTTGGTCTGATAAGCTTGGGTGGAAAACTACTAAAATAACTAGACCATTATTATTAGATGATTTGGGCCAGGCAATGAGAGATAATTTATTGATAATACACAGCAAAGAAATGTTAGATGAGATGGCGGTATTTGTATATGACAAGAACAACAATGCTAATGCCCAACATGGATTCCATGATGATATGATATTTGCTGGTGGTATAGGATACCAGGGTTATAAGGTAATGTGGGATAAAGAATTAACTCAACTTAATTATGAGATGCATCTGCCTCAGAGCAGTTCTTATTAAATAATATGGACACACAAAATAAAAATTACAGAGATCCTAGAAAAATTTCTCCTGTTGGCTCAGATAAAGAGCCAATTAATTCTCCTTATGCGAAGGGGTTTACTCCAACGCCTAGTGGGAGAACTAAACCAGGTTCAAATACCCAATTTAATAGACCGCTTCCCTCTACAAATACGGGGGCGACTGGCAGTATTGTTAATTTTAGAAGTTTAATGAAGATGAGTAGACAAAAAGGACCCATGACTCTGCCAAGTAGTAATAAAAAAGATATAATTAAGAAAGGATTATATAAAGTTATTAAAAAATCTACTTCTCAGGAGACACAAAATCCTATGGATTCTGGATCATATAAGCAAGTTTCTCCAGTATCGGGGGGAGGAGCGTATGGTAAAGTCGCAGAAGACCAAGAGTGGACTAATAATACTCAAAAAGATGCAAAATAATAAAAAAAAGGAAATTATAAAAGGAAAATTAAGCCAAATGCAGAAAGGGATGAAAATAGAGACAGAGCATGGCACAAAACATGGTGAAAAATATAATGTTACCAATGATAATCCTAAACTTACGGCTAAAATTGCAGCTGTCCATATAAAAGAGGTCCCAGATTATTATAGTCGTCTGGAAAAAATGGAAAAAGAGGGCAAAGAAAATATTAGCAGTAAATAATTATAACAATATAAAATTATGTCTACAAAAATAGTCCAACAATATTCTCCATCAGATTTTGGGCCGAAAGAACTGGAATTAAGAAATACGTTTTTTTTGCAAATGAATGATGCAAGGAATTATTTCTTAAATATGATAAAACCTAGGCTTGATAGGTCTTATAAGCTTTATATTGCCTATAATGGAGATAGGCAAAAAGAAATTAAGAAGTGGCAAAGTAATATCTTTGTACCATATATCCAGGCGGTGGTAGAAACTCTTATGCCTCGTATTTTGGACGCCAGACCAGATTTTACTGTACAAGGCAGGACTGAAGATGATCAATTAAAAACCGAAAAACAACAACAATTATGTGATTATTTGTGGGAAATATCAAAAATGGATTCTACTGCAGAAAATGTAGTAAGAGCTTCGTTGATGTATGGGACTGGCTTTATGCAGGTAAGTTGGAAGAAAGATGTTCGTAGACATAAATTTTTAAAAACAAAAGATCTAACTAATAAAAAATATGTTTATGAATCTAGGGATCAGGTTTACTATGACGCTCCTTTTTGCGAATGGGTAGATAATTATAGCCTTTGGTATGATTGGCATAATACAGAAAGAAAGAGTAAACAATATTGGTTTAAAAGATTAGTATTAACTGAACCAGAAATTAGAAGACGATATCCTATAGCTGATAAAAATAGATTAGAAATGGCCTTTCAATCTCCTGGCGGTGATTTAAATGATTATGCTTCTGTGAGGAACTTAGTTAAATCAAACCATTTATCATTATTAAAAGGGATAGCTCCAATCACTGGATATAGAGGTATAGGAGATGATAAATATAATGTATATGGAGACCCATCATTAAGAATGTATGAGGTATTTGAGTGGTGGAGACCGTTTGATGATGCTTATTGCGTCTTAGCTGGAGGTTCTTATGTGCCTATTTTAAAGAATGCTGTTATTCCTATCCCTTATGATTTTAAAGAGGCTACCTTTATCGAAATTCCTTATATGAAACTTCCAGGTGAGTTTGAAGGATATGGGTTGCCGATGATTATGGAGAATCCGCAGATCATGCTTAATACAATTAAGAATCAGCGTATTGACGCCACTGCATTGTCAATACATAAAATGTGGATTGTAAACCCCTTAGCCAATATTAATAAAGAAGAACTTGTCACAAGACCTTTCGGTATCATTTATTCCGTAGATCCTAATGGTGTAAGAGAAGTGCAATTTAGTGATATTAAAGCTAGCGCATATAAAGAAGAAGACTTATTAAAATCAGACATGAGATATGCTTCTGGTGTAGATGACTTTTCAATGGGGGCAGGAGGAGGAACCCCTAGTGCTACTGAGGTGAGGCATCTTAGAGAATCAACATTAGAACGTGTTAGATTATTTATTAATCACATTGGAGATGCTTTCTCTGATGTTATTAGATATTGGATGGATATGGAACGACAATTCTTCACTAAACCAATGATTATAAGAATAATAGGTGGCAATGGGAAAGAAGTATTCCCATTAATAGAAAAAGATGACCTGCTTGGTAATTTTGATTATAGAGCTAGTGTATTACCTTCTATTGCTGGTCAAAATGATATCAAAAAGAAACAAGATATGGATTTGTTCCAACTTCTTATTAATTTACCTTTTGTTGATCCTAAAAAACTTACTACAAAGGTTATCGGACCTTGGGGCTGGAGTGTTGATTCTATATCAGCGTCTGAACAACCACAACCTGGAGGAGATCAAGGGATGCCACCAGGGGGAACTCCGCCAGAAGGCATGCCTCCAGAACAACCAGGGGGAGAGATGAGCCAAATGCCCCAGACTGGTCCTGGCGTAGCTGGTAAGCAACTAAGTCCAGACGTAATACAGGGAGCACTTGGAATGCTACATGGGGGGCAAGGCCCTCAAGCGAATCCATTTTTACAGGCATCAAGGCCTATAAACCTAATGGAAGGTGGTCCTCCACCAACAGTGGCGGGGATACCAAGCGGAGGCGGTCCAGGATTTAAATTCAAAGGTAATCCACGAGGACTTAATATGGGAGGTAAAGTTAATACTAATATAAATATTAATCATAATTCTAATGCTGAATCGTCTCTAATGAATAGAACGTTCAACATTCAAAGATAATTTTAAAAATATGGACAAAAAATCAATCATTAAAAAATGTGTTTCAAAAG